ATGCTGCACATCGGGGTTGCTCATGCTCTGTCTCCGTTCGAAGGGTTGTTCGAATCGGGGTCGCGGCCGGCTGGCCCCCCGAATCGAAGGTGTGTTCTAGGCGTGCGCGCCCGCCGCCCAGGCGGTGCCCGACCAGTTGAAATCGAAGGTGCCGACGGTCATTTTCTGGCCACTGGTCCAGGCGGTCACCGGGTCTGCGACAAAGCCCAGACCCGCCAGCTTTGCGGCATTGGTCGCATCCGATGCCGTAATTGCCGGGTCGGGCGGGAAGATATCGCCCGGCGATGCGCTGCCCCGGTCTGCGGCAAAGACATAGTTGGGTTTCCCGATAATCGAAAATTCAAAATCGGAATCCATCGGCGCGCCATATTCATCCCCACCGAAATCCAGCGGGTCAATGGTCAGCACCCCGGTGGCACTGGTGCCCGCTGCGGTGTTGGGGACAAATTCGAAATCAACCTGCTCACCGGCATGCGCCTGCGAATAGGCAAACAGCCCGGCAGCATCCGCTGTATCGGTGTCCAGGTTCCCGGTCAGCGCATAGGTGTACGTGATCTTTCCAGGGGTCGCTGTTCCGCACAGCTTATATTTCGGGTCATCCTGGTCTTTGCTCATTTCGATGCGCGCATTGTTGACCAGGCAGCTGGCATCAATTTGCGTACCGGTGGGGCCAAATTTCAGTGTGCCCGGGCCCAGGTTAGGCATGGCATTTCCCTTTCGTTACAGGTGGGTAGACCAGGTGAGCTGGTAGCCCGGTGTGGGGCCCCCGCCATCCGGCAATTCGAAATCAGCAGGGGTAGCGGTGACCACTGCCCCCTGCAGCGCATCCTGGATGCGCTGCAGCAGCGGCAGGGCTTCCTGTAGCGCCTGCCTGGTGCCGGAATTCACCAGCACCAGGCGGGCGGTCCAGTCAGCTGCGACACACCCGCGCCCGAAGCGGTACTGCAGCACCGGGGCGCGCAGCAGCACTGCGGGCGGGTTGATATCGCGGGGGTCATCGGTGGCCCGGATGCCTGCCAGCTGCAGCTGCTGCAGGTAGGCATCCAGCTGCTCCAGCGGGGTCATCACGACACCACCGGGCGGGCATAGCTGCCGGTCATCAGTGCCCTGTCAATGTCGGGGTCAAACCGAGAGACAAAGCTGGTGGCTTCACCGAAAGTCTCAATCCCGGCGGGGCTGTTGCGCCGCCGGTATTCGCGGGCGGCATACATCACCGCGCCCCGGTAGGTTTCGGCATCGGGCTGGTAGCTGAGCTGTGCCGGGTCATCGGCGCTGGGCAGCAGCCATTCCGGGCGGCAGCGCTGCGCGTAGGGCTCCGTCATGGCTGCCACCGCAGTAATCAGGTCATCATCGGCGGCATCCTGCGCCTGCAGGCGCAGCCACGCTTTGATATCGCTGGGGGCCAGCCACACCGGCTGGAAAGCCGGGGGGGTGGGCTCATCTGCGGCGGCAGCCATGACCGGGGGCGCTTACTTTGCGGCAGCTGCCACGGGGGCAACCATCGGCACAGCTTCGATGGCCAGCGGCTCAGTGAGCGCAAAAGCGCTGCGCTGCTCCGCCAGGATGACGAACAGGTTGCGGATGAAGTAATCCGCGTGGCTGTCGCTCATGTAGACCGAAGCGGCGGCGCGGTCAAACCAGGTCACACCGTTGCTGAAGTCACCGACATAGACCGTGCCCGCTGCCACACCCGGCACCGGCACCACCGGCAGACCCCAGTAGTTACCGGGCCCCTGCGGGCCCAGCAGCGTGCCGCTCATCACTGCGATATCCAGCCCGGCGGCATCCGCCGGATTGGCCACAATCGCATTGGGGGTGTAGCCCGCATTCTGCAGGTTGCCAATGGCGGTGCGGATGCCCTCCACCCCGGGGGTGTCACCGATGACCGGGGCGCTGACACCGGAAAGGGTGCCCACCGCCGCTGTCTCCAGGGTCTGCGCCAGACCGGTGCGCAGCTTCGTTTCCACAATGCTGCGAATACGGGGGTAATCCTCCAGCGCCTGCCGGGAAATTGCCTTCCAGAAAGCATAGGTCTGCAGGTTGATGGGGGTTTCCGTCGGGGTCAGCGTGGCTTCCGGCTTCGTATCCGTTTCAGCCACCACTGCAGCGCCCGTGGCGGGGCTCCAGGTGACATAGGACACCGCATTTCCGCTGACCACTTCCCGCCCGATGATCGACAGGAAGGGGGTGCGCTGGAAGGGTCCAGGGGGGCCATCCCAGCGGACAGGCGGCAGGTGCAGGTCATCCAGGCTGATGGCGCTGGCGATGGCAGCGCGCTGCTCAATGCCCAGGAAGTCTTCGAATTCCACCGGCTGCATGGTGCCGTAGCCCCGATATGCCTTGAAATTCTCCGACTGGATGAAAGCTTCACCCGCGCTGGCGCGGGTGGTCACCTGCGCGGCGGGCTGCCGGGTGGTGGCGCGCTGCTCTGCCCGCTCATCGGCATCTTCCAGCCGGGAAACGGTGGTGAGGAATCGGCTGTTTGCCTCTTCCTGGGTGCGCAGCTCGGTGATGGAACCATCCAGCAGCTTGATGCGGTTGTTGTATTCATCAAGCTTTGCCCGCTCTTCGGTGGAGGGGTCGCGCTGCTCGGTGCTGCACTTGTCAAGAATGCCCGCCACCACATCGGTGAGGGCAGCGCGCTCGTCTACCTTTGCGCGCAGGAATGCACTGGCCATTTTGGCTCTCCGTAAGGGGTGCGAAATCGGATATGGGAATCCGGCTATTTCGCTGAGCCCCCCAACGGGAAACAGCACCCGCCGCCTGTAGCGGGTCGCCCTAACGGCTATTCCTGCGGTCTTCCGGTCATGGCCCTAACGGCTGCGGAATCGCGCTATGGCAACAGTGAAGCCCCCGGCAGGGGGATTGTCAACCCCCGAAATATCCGGCAGGGTGTCCAGCACCCAGGAATATGCCTCCCGCCAGGGCTGTGCGCCCCGTACAGCCAGGATTTCGGCTTCCAGGTATGCGGGGTCTTCCACCAGGGATACATGATCCAGGTGGGCGCTGGTGACGTGCCGCACCCCATCCCGCATTTCATGCTGCCTGGCGATGAAGCCCACAGACAGCCCCTGATAGACACCCTCCCGGGCATTGGCGCGGGCGCTTTCGCCCTCCGGGGTGTTGTTGATTTTGAAGCGGGCCCACAGCCCGGCGGCGCGGTCTTCGAACAGCTCCGAATAGCCCACCGGCACCCGCTGGCGGCTGTGGTTGTAATCGGTCAGCTTGACTTTGGAGCTGCCCGCCAGCAACCCGGTGAATGCGCCCCGTTCGAAGACCTCCGGCACCGGGCCCACCCTGGTGGTAATGCGCCCATAGGGCACACAGATACCCTCAATGTAGTGGGCCCCATTCTCACTGCGGGTTTCGAAAGCCTGCGGCTCTGCATATGTGGTTTCCATTGGTCTACGCTTCCTGCTCTTCATCAATGGGGTCTTCATCGGGGGTGTCTTCGGCGGGTGTCGGCAGCGCCACCAGCTGCGCAGGGGGCGGCGCGGCATCGGGCAGCGGCGGCAGGTCTTCGAAGCCGCGCACTTCATCAATGGTGAGGAATCCCGCAGCCAGGCCCACCTGATATGCCGCATAGCGGGCGGTGGTATCGGCGCGCAGCAGCTGATTGAAATTGATTTTTAGGGTGGTGCCCACCGGCAGCACTGCATCAATGGCGGCTTCCATCTTCCGGGCCAGGCCCATCAGGGTATCCTGCACATATTCGGCATTGGCCATTTCCAGGGTGGAATACTGCATGCTGTCGCCCATGGAAATCCCCAGCTTGCCCGCAGGCACACCGAAAGCCAGCGCCAATTCCCATGCCGAAAGTCTTTTCAGGTCCAGATAGGCCATGCTCTGCAGGTCCAGCTGGATGGGGTGAAATTCGGTGGTGGCATTCAGTACGGCAATGGATTTCTTAATGCCACCGTGGGCATTCATCCATGCTTTCTTGAGCCTGTCGGCTTCGGGCTGGTCCAGGTCGGGCTTCGAAGATTTCAGCCAGCCATTGGGCACCCCGCGCCGCAGCAGGTTATCCGCAAAGCCCCTGACATGCGCGGCATAGAGCAAATCGGCAGCTGCAGATTTCAGCACACCGATGCCGCGCCGCTTTCCGGGGCGCACAATGTACCGGGTCACTATCAGCTCCCGGCTATCGACATGCTCCCACCCCGGCATTTCGCCATCTACGTTTTCGGGGTCAGGCACCCACCATCTGCCATCCGGGGTCAGCTCCATTACCAGCGGATTCAGGTTATAGAGCGGTGCGACAATGGGCCCCGTGGGCTCATCATTCTCATCCCGCACCCGGGGGGTATACGTGATGCCCTCACCCAGCAGAATCATTGACCGCAGGTGCTGCGACCAGAAATCAACCCCGGAATATCTGACCAGCTTTGTGGTGACCTGCTGCCGCCTGCCATCGCTGGCCAGATTCTGCGGGTCGGAAATCCAGCTGGGCGGGGTCTGCTGCTCCCGCCCCTTAAAGGTCTGCCACGGCATGCTGGCGATTGTGTCGGCGGTGAGCTGCAGGCAGCGCGACACCACCGGGGGTGCCCATCCGTAATTCGAAGGGCTCAGGTCAGCATCGGGCGGGGGGTTGCCGAAAGGGCCCCCGGTGCCGTCACCATCCGCCGGGCCATCCCACCACAGGTGCTGCTGGTCAACTTCCCAGCCATCCGGGGTGTTGATGAGAATATCCCTGCCATCGGTGGCGGTGTGGATATTGCCCACCCCCAGCTGCGGTGACAGGAAAGGGTCATAGTCGCTGGGCAGGTTGATGCTGGGCATGGGGGGATTGTCCACCCCGATGCGAACATTTCAGCCGGTGTCATCCGAAGAAATTTTGCGCCCCTCCCGCATGCGGGCGGCTTCCCTCACCTGCCGCACCCCAGGGTGCGCCCGCTCTTCATGGTCTGCCGCCAGATTCCATGCCGCCTGCTGGGTAATCCCCAGGTCTTGCCAGCCGCAGCTGCAGACCACCACCACCGCCCACCGGCTGCGGTCATATCGGATTGTCATGGGGCACCCCCTAGAAAATCTGCGAGTCGGGCACTGTCGGGCGGTGGGTCGCTGCCCACCGGGCCAGGGTGATGGCCACCAGCGGGGCCTGGCTGACCCCCACGCGCCGCTCCCACTGCCAGCTGCGCCCCGGGGTGCGCTCAGCGGCGCTGGCGGCTTCCACCAGCCGCTGGTGGTAGTCGCTGGGCACCCAGCGCAGGGTGGCTTCCCGGATGGCGGCTTCGGTGGTGTAGCAGGCTGCGATGAAATCGGCGCTGCGGATGGGCAGCAGCTTGTGCGCCACGCTGGGCAGCTCCCCCAGCCGGGCCAGCAGGTCATGCCCGGGCCCGTAGTCATCCACCGCGATGACTTCCGCCCGCGCCGCCAGCGCAATGACGGCATCCAGCACCCAGGCATCACCCGGGCGGTGGTCTATCACTTCCACCACATCGGGCTGCCCCGCCACCGCCGCCGCAATGGAGCTGGAGCGCCCGAAGGGGTCTATGTCCACCGCGATGGCGGCGGGGCCATCGGGCATGGGCGCGGTGTCGGCACCGGCAGCCATGAAGCTGGCTTCGATGAGCGCAGACCAGCGCCGCACACTCAGCGCCCCGGGCCAGCGCCCCAGGTATTCGGCGGCGGCATTCTCGATGCCCAGGCCATCGGGCGCGAAATCGGCGCGCAGCTCTTCGGCGCGCAGCAGGCCATCCCCCAGCGCGGGGTGGTAGCGCCACCAATTCCGCTCATCGGCGGGGTCTTCATCATCGGGAATCGAGAATTCGAAATAGGCCACCCCGCTGCGGGAATCTTCGGTGACCGCCTGCCTGCCGCGCTCTTTGATTTGCCACAGCCAGGTGGTGGGGCCATTCATCCGGGTCACATTGGAGCTGCGCCACATCTGCCCGAAGCCGCGCATTTCCGCCAGCGTGGGGCGGGCAGCTGCCATCAATTCCTCACCCCGCTGGTTAGTGAACACCAGCGCTTCATCAAATCCCAGGTGCATCAGGCCATCACCGCGCACACTGGAAATCGTGGGGGCAAAGACATTGATGACCGCCGCCATGGGGCTGGTGTAATTGCGGGGGTCAATGGTCAGCGCGGTTTCCGATATCGCGCTGCGCAGATTGTGCGCCACCTGCCACTGGGTGGGGGTGAGGGTAGACCGGTACGGCTCCACCAGGTCTTTCATGAAGCGCTGCCGGGCTTTGACCAAATTCTGTGCGGTGTGCGCACCGATGAAGGGGCGCACCTTTCCGTTATCCAGGGTGATGGGCGGGCACAGCGCCCGAAACAGGGGCACCCCCATAAGGGTGATTGTCTTACCCCCGCGCCGCCCCACAATCACATCAACGGTGTGATAAGCCCAGGGGCTATTCGGGCCATCAATTCTTTCCAGGCCCACATCTAGCACATAGCGCTGCCACCGGGTGGGGCGCTTGCCGGTGCGCTGGGTGATGACCCAGGCAGCTGCCGGGCCATCAGTCCAGCGGTGTGCTGACCTCTTCGTTGCCCAATTCGGCAGAATGGGCCCGGAAGTATTCGATGGCGCGCGCCCCTTCATATTCCAGGGCTTCCGCTTCCACCGTGGCCACTACGGGCTCCGGCAGCCGGGAGCGCGCCGCCAGCAGCGCCCCAAACATCTGCGATTTTGCGATGCCCCGGGATTCGGTGACCGCGCGCGCCAGCTCCAGCACAATGACGCAATCCAATTCGTGCCACGCTTCGATTGCACCCTGCTGCCGCAGCGCGTCGATGGTGGTCTGCGCAGCATTCTGCAGGGCTTCCGGCTCCGTATCGGATGCCGGAAGCCCGAAAAGGGGCACCGGGTGCTGCGACATAGCACAAGCATGCGCGATTCACCACACCCCTGGCAAGACCGGGCTTTGTCGGCGGGGTCTTTGTCGGCACCCCGATTTTTTTTGAGGCTCCCGGGTAAATCGGG